GGCTATTTTAGCAATTTCTTCTAGTCTATCATTGTCGTCATTAAATGTATCATCTACAATCCAATATTTTGTTATGCCAAATTTTTCATAATTTCGAATCAACTCTTCTTTGATAAATTCTCTACCGCGTACATATGTTCCAGGTTCTTTGCCTATATATTGAAAACTACAAAAACTACATTTAAATATACAACCTCTAGCAATCTCTAAAGGCACAACTTCGTTTTTATCCAACATATCTTCATCACACCAGAACATAGTAGACTTGCTGATGTCATGTATTTTTGTTTTATCTGTATAATACTGTTGTAAAGGCTTATGATCTTTAATGTCCTGTAATATCTGTGGTACTGTAATTTCTCCATAACCTTGCACAATTAAGTCTATGTTGGGATTTTCCAAAAAAGATTTATTGACTAATCCACCGCCCACCATAATTTTTACATTAGGATTTATACTTTTAAGATGTGCTGTTATCCTATTTTCTTCTTCTATTGTTTCAACAGGAAGATAGTGATACATTTCCACATTGGTAGAACCTATATAAGTGAACGTCTTTTTCTTGGTAAGTTGTTTGGTCATAAACGTTGAGCTAGTACCAATTGCTAACGTTTCTTCACCTACAAATTTATCGAATATTTTTTTAAATTCTTGTTCATTGAAGTATGCACAAAAATCTATTACTTGAACTGTGAATCCAGCCAGCCTACAATAATGTGCTAACTTGTATGCACCTATAACTCTGTTGCTGGTAGAGATATAATTATCCCAAAATGCTCTATTTGGATCAATATAATCTTGTTCACCTTTTAGATATTTTAAATTAAAATTTTCACTCATACGTCCGGTGAAAATTAAAAAATTTACAGGTGTTTTTTCCATTAAGAATCTTTTTGATTGATAATTTTTAGTAATTCGTTTCTATCTAATACTGTGCCAGATGATCCGGAGCCTTCATAATCTCCTGAATTGCTGTCTAATCTAGCCTTTTTGATCATCATATCAATCTGTTTTAGTTTTGTGTTTATTTTACTGTCTTTTGCTTCAAGTGCTGTTTTTAACATTTTAGCGGCACTGTCAAATATACTGCCTGCATCTCTGTCGCTAACATTCATACCTAAGTTCATCAATTGCTGATAACTATCAACTGCTTGTTGTGCAATATCGTCCATTTCAAAATCGTGCTGATCCAATCCTTTAACATTTTGTAAAGCATTGTCTATCTTTTCTGCAATACTTAATGCTTGTTGAATGTCTGCAACATCAACGGATTCTATTTCTTGAGGTGGTATAGGATCTTGTTCTTGCACTTCTTCTAATGGTGGTAAATTGAATTCTTCTTCCAGTTTCTTAGTCATAATGATATTTATCGAGATTTTTTTCTTGGTTTGGTAGTTCTTGAAGGCTTTCTAAAAATTTGATCTTCGGTGATCACTTTAAAATGTATGCCTTTTGCTTTACACCATTCCTGTGCCGCTGTCCATTTGGCAGCATTTACTTGAGTTGCAAATTTGTCGCCTCTGCCCCTAGCATTTTCTATCACAGTCTGACTTTTTGGTTTTATTTCTATTAGTTCAATTAATGTTTTGCCATTCTTATCTGTGTATTGAACCATAAAATCAGGAACATAGTTTGTGATTTTACCTGTAAAAGGATGTCTATATGGTATTTTAACGTTTTCGCTGGCCCATTTAAGTATGTTTGGGTGACTATCACAAAAACGCATAAAAGCCATTTCCCAACTGCTCCTAGAAAAAGGTGCTTTTGCTCCTATGTACTTTTCGGGGTTCTGTGGGGTAAAGATACCTTGTGCGTATTGACTTGCCATAACATATTAGGGCCTTATAACATTGGCAATTTTACTTTGATTGTTTGTTTTTTCAACTGTTAGTCCAATTAAATTGCCTTTGGGCCTAATTTTATTTATGGCTTTGTAAGTATTTTCTGCTAGTGTGATTGAACTTCTGTTCAACTCAAAATATTCTAAAGGATGAACATTTTGTTGTTTTGCTATTTTAATTAATGCTACAGCAAGTGTTTTTGCTGATTTTGTATTAAACCCTATACTGGTAAGTCTATTGTACACAGAATCAATTGTGTCAGGATTCAATCCGGAAGTATCTTGTGATATCATTCCTGTGAGTATATCTATGCTTGCTTCTGGTAATGGAAAATTTATGGTACTGTTTTTTAAAAACTGCACTAACTTATCACGTCGGATTTCAAAATCAGTTTCATTGCCGAATGTTTCATATAAACTTTTCATTATATTGATGGACCGGTTGATGATCGTTGTGTTGCAGGAGTTGCTCGTTTATCTTCAGCCTTGACTTCTTCTGCATTTTTAAATGAATCCAAGAAAGACACTTGGGCGGTTCGTTCTACATTGTTAAGAAATTCTACTTTTCTATCTTTCATTGCAGTGGGAATTTTACCGGCAATAGATCCACCGGGAACATCCGCTTGATCTGAAGTTCCTGATCTTAATGCTTGCCAATGATTAGCATTATAATTACTAAATCTTTTTAATTCATCTTCTGTGATAAAAAAGTTTACATCAGGATTAACAGTAAAATTTTCATATTCTATATTCATTTGAATAGTGCTGACTTGACTGTCGCCATGATCTATAGGATCTATTGTAAATGTGGTTATTAGAGGATTAAACAGTGTGTATCTAATAGCACGTTGTGCATGGTACTGAACTACATCCATTTGTGTAATAAAGTTTCTTTGACTGCCTGGTTGTAAATTTAACCCTGCGTCATTACTTCCGAAAGGTCTATTGAATGATGTTGATGTTGAAGAACCATCGCCTGAAGGCACAATTTGCGGTACAACATCATAATCTCTATATTTAGGAGTCGATGCTTGACCTTGCGTAGAGTCAAATTTATTTGTAGGGTTAGTAAAAAGATGGGAATACATTTTCATCAACAAGATTACCCACAGACTATCTACTGTGTCATATGCTGTAATCGAGATTGGTTTGTACTGCACACCACTAACTGTAATACGTTTTTTATTGTATTGATTTTTTACATCTGTTTGAAATTCTGCTGATGGAAAATCTGCTGACCTTACTAAACTGCTTAGATTATTTCTAAAATCCACATCATTTAAAAAATCAACGTCAACTTCACTGTTAAAAGTAAAGTTGACGTATCCATTAAATTTCTGACGGACCGGGGTGTTGTTAGGTCTAAAACGCTCAGCATTTTTAAAGTCACGCATATAATAATTCTGCGGACTGTTGCCATTGCCTTTGTGTGCATTTGGATCTCGTTTACCGTTATACATGGACTGGCCCATCATATCAGCCAGAATGTATCGTGTAATTCCTCTGTCCAAAAATGCCATTTTAGTTCCTAATTAAATTAGGCGCCTGTATTTTCTGTTGGTCCTGGTGTTATTGTTTCATCAAAAGGATTACCAGCCTCAAGTTTAGCCACAGCACTTGTACCTTGAGAGTGAATTGCATTATCATATCTAATTGTTAATGAAATTGTCACAGGTTCGTTAGTAGCATAGTCACTATCACTGTAATCAACATTTGTTAAGAAACAACCTTCCAGGTTCCAAACTTCCATAGCATCTATTGAACTACCATCTAACACTTCAATTTGCATGGTAAATTTATAATCTTCGCCAGCAATTGGAGATGTTTGTTCAAAATGGTTCAACTGTCTTTGGTTTTGTGCACCAACAAGTCTAGCCACACTGTTAGAAATATCATCTCGAATTACAAGAGTAATTGGATCCCAAGCATGTTTACCTTGAACATACACTTTAGAGTTATAACTATCAATCATAACTTCTTCATAGTTTACTTTAGGACGACTTACGTTCATAACATTCTGTGTTAATTTTGTTGATCTTTCATTGCCACCAAAGTCAAAAAGTGATACTCTAAATCTAAACTTTAGTTTAGGCATTAAAATACCTTGACCTTCAGATGATGAGACAGGTACCCCGAATTTATTCTTGGTTTTGTCTACCGGATTTGTTGCCATCGTTTATTCTCCTATTCATTTAGTCAAACGACTAATATGTTACACTTATTTATCAATTTATATGGAAAAAAATTAAAACACAGTTTAAATGTCAAAAAAAAGGGGTCATAAGACCCCTTTTTAAACGTTTCCGAAAAATTATTCAGAACCTGTAGTACCCAATGTGTTTTGGATTCTGATTGGAATGTAGATAAACTCTACTGCTTTGATTGGCTGAATAGCAATATCAATGTAAAGTTCGTTTCTATCAATTCTTGCTGGTGTGTTGTTTGTGCTATCACAAACTGTTACATAGTCAAAAAGACCACGTTGAATCACCAACTGACTTAAGAATCCGTCAACTGTGGATTTAGCATTTGCTCTTGTTACTTCATCGTTTGGTTCAAATAAGAATGGCTTAACGATATCGTCAAGTCTTTCTCTGATGTAAACCATAAGTCTAGCAACATTGATTCTATCCAATGCACTAGAAACTGGATTAAGAGTCTTCTGACCAAATACTGTTAGGCCTCTTCCTGGGAATGAAGCAAGAGGGTTAACTTTGTTTTGATACAATGTATCTCTTTGACCTTCATTCAATGTTACAGGAACATACTCGCCTGAAGTTGCATCAACGTAACCAACTGATGTTGCATTCTGAACAAGACCTCTTTGGAAGCCTGCTGGTGCAAACCATGGGAAAGCAACCTGATCGTTAAATGCTAAAGTTCTTAAAGCAACATGTGATGCTGGAACTACAACATTTGTACCATCTAAGTTAGTTGTTCTTGCACTTGGGTAGTAAATTGCCGCATATGGTGAACTTGAAATAAGTCCATCTTCGCCGTTTTCACTAGCATTGTTGGCGTTAGTTGCCCAGTTAGTTAAACTGGTTGCGTCTGCTTTTAGTCTGAAAGGTGTATCACCTACTACAAAAGCAGTGTTTCTTCTATCACCGCTAAGTGCAATCATTTCGTCAATCATTTCAGGGAAACCTGGAGCGGCAATGATGTTGAATGCATTTACTTCACTTCTGATATCATCGTTTGAAGTGATTGCAGATTGCATTTTAATTTTAACAACATTGTGTACTGCTTTTCTCAAGCCGAACATACTACCGTCATTTTTGTTTCCACTAGCATCTACCCAAACGTTACCAACGTTTGTGCCTGCAGGTGTGTAATTGATTTTCCATTCTTTTACATTACCAGCAGATGCTCTTTTATTGAATCCTATGATTCCTTGAGGATAACTTGTGTTTGCAGGAGCATCAGCATCTAAACTAGATGAACTAGTTTGTCTGAAATCTGCAAATACAACACCTTCAGATGTTACTTGGTCTGCTTTATCAACTGCTGTCCAAGCACTGCCGCTCCACTTATAAAGTGCAGGGAAGTTTTCTGTATCATCGCTGTCTAACCAAAGGTCACCTGAAACTAGAGATCCAGCATCACTTTGTGTTGTTGGCTCTGAAGATGAAACTTGGAAATCTTTGCTGAATGATACCCATCCGTTAGATGCATCATTTTCAAGTATATCCACATTTGCTTTTGCTACAGTTGCATTGTACCAGAAAGTACCTTCTGCCAATGTTCCTGTAATTTGTATTTTGCTTGCTTCGTAACTTAAATCTTCAAAGTTAGTATAAGTTACATTTGCTGTTACAGCACCTGAACCAAAACCTAATGTGCTTGGTCCGAAGTCACTGTGTAGGCTGTTTACTTTGATATCTCTACCACTGCTAGATGTTAAAACAACATTGTCGTCATCACCTAAACTTGCTACTACTTCAGTAATACCTGCACCTGAGAAACCGCTGTTAAAATCATAAACAACGTCTTCTGCTGTTGCGGCACTTGCATTACCACTAATTGTAGCAGTAATAGCAACATTAACTGTTGTACCATTGTAAACTACTTGTACGTTTGCGTTACCAGAAGCATCAAATGTTGTTAAAGCACTACCTGTACCAACTACTGTTGATTCACCGTTGTGTCTTTTTAGAACAAATTCTGCTTCACCATCTGCATCATTAAATTCTGCAATGATATCGCCTACTGATACGTTTGCTAAACCGATGCTTGTATAAGCCGCATCTGTGTTAGCATACATTGGAGCACTCACTGAACTGAATGCTTTTGTGCTAGAACTGTAAAGTTTAACACTAAGACTTGCGCCTTGGTTTGGTGTACTTGTTTGAATAAACAAATCACCTGTTGATAGTGATGTAACACCATCGCTTTGTGTTGTTGGTACTGCCAAATGACTTGCAAATTGGAAATCACTGCTTGTAGCAGAACTCCAACTTGATGTGCCGATTTGAAACCAGTTACCGCTGAACTTTTCAAAGTACTTAAC